ATGGTCGTCATTAAACCCCTTGAATTCGGTGGAAACCCAGACCGGGCAATACCGAGCGAAGCCTCATCTGAGGAACGTGTAACGACTATTCCGTAAGGAAGTACCAGCAAGTGCTGGGAAGCGGGGGGCCTTGACTTACTGGTCAAGTGAAGATATAGTCTACTCTGCATGGGAACATGCAGTATCTACTACTTAACAATTTGGAGAATAGCAATGTCGAAATACACTATCGGCGCTAAGTTTGAAAACCGTCAAGGCTCTGTGTTTACTCTGGTACGCCATGAGGGAGGTCCCTTCTGGACAGTGCAATTTGAATCTGGCTACGAGACAGTAGCTAAAACACAGAACATTATATACGGTAAGGTTAAAGATTACTTAAGACCTTCAGTATACGGAGTTGGGTACATCGGTTCCGGTATGAAGATTCCTACTAGGGAGTCTGGGGATACGGTGCGCAAGCATTATGACCTCTGGGCTAATATGATTAAACGTACAGTTCAGGAGAAGGGTTACGAGGACGTAACAGTTCACCCTTCTTGGCATAACTTCACAACCTTCAACTCAGAGGTTACTACTCTGGAAGGTTACAGTGATTGGCTGCTAGATTCAGCCGGATATCACTTAGATAAAGATTTAAGCGGTAGTCGTACTTACTCCAAGAGTACATGCCGTTTTATCCCAGCTTCTGAGAATCTATCAGACGCAAGCAATCGCCGCTGGGGTAACAAGTAGTAGGTAGGGGGAGGAGTAACGCCCTCCCTTTAATATATAGGATTGAAACAACGAAGAACGGTTTAACGCAGACTATGCGTGAACAGCTGCTTAGTATCTCTAAGGACTTCGCAGCTATTTGTACACACGGCGATACCTTGTATCTCGGAACTCCTCAGACTAAGGATAGTATCTATAAGACGCTACCGGGTCGTGGCTTTGAGGTACGCGTATGGCCGGGTCGTATCCCTAATCAGGAGATGCGAGAGCGTTATGGAGAAACCCTAGCCCCGTATATTGGAACCCTCATCGACGCAGGGTATAAAGAGACAGGCTACGGGTTAGACGGTACGTTAGGTGAATGCACCGATAAGCAGCGTTATAATGAAGAAGCACTGATTGAGAAGGAACTGGACTTCGGTCCTGAAGGTTTCCAGTTACAGTACATGCTTGATACTACGATGGCTGATGCACTACGTACGAAGATTAAACTCAGTGACGCTTTAATCTATACTGGTTCGCACGATGCAGCTCCTGACCGACTGAACTACATGTCTGATAAGCGATACCTCTACCCAGAGGAACATGAAGGTATTCGGGGTCAGCAGCTTTATGTGCCTAGCCATATAGGTGAGCACATGCTTAACTACAAGCATAAGCTCTTAGTACTTGACCCAGCAGGTAACGGCGGCGATGAGGTCTCCTTTGCAGCTGGCGGTGCAGTTAGTTCTTACATCCACCTCTTTAGTGTAGGCGGGTTACAGGGCGGACTTAGTACCGAGAACGTAGATACCTTGATTGACCTAGCGGTTGAGATGGGTATTACTGATATCTTTGTTGAGCGTAACATGGGTCACGGTACGGTTGAATCTCTGATTCAGAACCGATTGCGTGAACGTAGTATGCCCGGCATCGGTGTCAGGGGTGGTTATAACACGTCTCAGAAGGAGAAGCGTATCATTGATACTATCTCCCCTGTTACGCGTCGTCATCGCTTTGTAGTGCACGCTAGAGCTCTTGAGGACGATATCAAGTACTGTATGCAGTACAGTCGTGATAAGCGTTGGTTGTATAGTGCTTTCCAGCAGTTGTCTGGAATTACTTACGACCGCGGCTCTCTAGCGAAGGATGACCGAGCAGATGCTATTAGTATGCTCGTGGCTGAACTGAACTCTCATCTCGTAGAGGATGAGAGGAAGGCAGCAGAGAAGGACCAGCACGATAAGGCTGTGGAGTTTATCAATAACCCTATGGGCTGGAAGAAGTCAATGGTACAGAAGCCTAAGCGCGGTGCAAGGGCACGTATCGGTTATTAACTATAGGAGTATTAATTATGGCAATTGCAGCAGCAACTCTGGCACAGCGTGTAGAACTTCAGCGTCAACTCACCATGCACGCTAAGGAAGTCTATCAGATTCTGACTCAGCCTCTGGATGTAGTATCTGTAGGTCCAGCGTACGACGCTAAGGTAGCAGCGCTGGAAGCAGCTATTGCAGCTGTTAAAGCAGCAGCCTAATGCGACTTAAGGTCGCTGGGTTAATCCTCGCTACGGCGCTTACAGGTTGCTCAGCGACCTCAGCATTGACAGGTTTAATCGGCTCTAAGCCGGACCTGTCTGTCCAAGCTGGGGCAGAGAACACTAAGCAAACCGTAGGGTTGAATGCTAAGTCTAGTTCCAGCTTAGACACTACTATTAAAGATTCCACGGTAGGAACTCTGGACACTTCTAACAAGAAGCAATCCAACGCTGTTACTACAGGAACTATCAATACCGAGCGTGTACAGGTTGTTAATAATGACAGTACAAGCATTATACTAGCAGGGTTGGCGGGTGCAGCGGTTCCAATCGCAATCCTCATCATCATCCTGCTGTTCCGTAAACTCGGAAGGAAGGATGGGATAGATGAGTCTACCAATTAGCGGGGATACTATCACCCGCGCAGGAGCACAGGCAGCAGCCGCCACTATGGGTGGTGGATGGGTGGCTGATATCATGGCATGGCAATGGGGCACTATCTCTTTTATTGTAGGTACTGTAGTAGCTGTACTAACGTTCTTATGGAACGCACATTACAAGCGCAAGGAGTATCTCTTGAAAGAGCAAGCTCTTAAGAAGGGTTTAGAGTACTACGAATTTAAGAATACTAAGGATTGAGTTACGACTAAATTTGAAGCAGGTACGCACATCTTCCGTTTCGGTTCGGGTGCGCGTGACCGTATTGTAGTACCTGAGCCGGATGTAACAGTGCCTGTAGAGTACTGGTCAGGTAACGTATGGGTACTGGATAAGGATTCCCCGATTACGTCCCCTAGTACTATCTATACTCGTTACGTGCGTATCCGTCTGCAATCTGACGGTCGGTTCTCCTTTGACGTAGAGGAAGCGCTGGATGAGTCTAATTAATCAGCGTCGCCGTATTACTGTTGACTACAATGGCGGCGGTAACGGCACTGGGCCTCAGGGGCCGCAAGGCCCTTCAGGTATTGACGGTAAGGACGGCATTGACGGCAGCGTTGGGCCTCAAGGACCTCAGGGAGTTAAGGGTGATTCCTTAATGCAAGGCGCTACTGTCCCTATCCCTTACGATTCTACTGAGTCACTGACTCTGCCTTTAAGTAGCAACTTCAACTTAGTAATTAAAGGGGCATCTTCTCTTTCTGGTAAGTACGTTCAAATCAACATTAAGAACGTCAGCGCCAGTACTAAGAAGTTCAACTACAACGTTAAAGTTGAAGGTGGGGTTAGTGTAAGCAAGTCCGAACTTAGTCTAGTACCTGAGGCAATGCACGAGCATAGCGTATCTATCAAGTGCGACTTAGAATGGATGACACGCGGATTCGTACATGATATCGAAACAGGTACTGTTTCCTACTTTACTCTAATGACTACAGGTCAGCAAGAAGTATCTGGTGGGCCTGCTAGATTATCCGTGTTCGTAGTTAACGCGTGAGGTATTTATGCTCTCTAATAAAATCAAGGCAGCGCTGGCAGGTTCTACCCTGCTAGGCGCAAGCCTTACAGCTGTTATACAGCACAACGAAGGGCTTAGCACTAAGGCCTACCTTGATAGCGCTGGAGTCCCTACCATCTGTTATGGTGAGACTAAAGGCGTCAGGATAGGTCAAACCGCTACGATAACGCAGTGTAAGCAGCAACTGATACAATCAGGAGCTGAGCACGCTCGTGCCCTTGACGGGCTTCCTACGAGCCTTACGGATGTACAGATTCTGGGTGCTATGGACATGGCCTATAACGTAGGTATCTCCGGCTTCAAGAATAGTACCGTAAAGCGCAAGCTAATGCAACTAGATAATTCAGGGGCCGCTAGAGCCGTCTTAGACTGGCGCTACATCACTGTTAAAGGTAAGAAGTACGATTGCTCACTTAAGGGCAATAAAGTGTGCTACGGGCTTTGGAAGCGCCGTGTATGGCAATCCAAAGCAGTAGGTAACGAATTCAACTCAATGCAGGAAGCAATAGCTGCCCTGCCTAAATAAGGAAACAGTATGGCTCTCGTACAGAATATTCAAGTAAACGCATACTCTGTAACTTACAAGGATACTACAGTAGGTGCGGCTTTAGAGTCCGGCGCAGTTGTTATCAGTGGAGGTACAGCAGCAGATCTTAACGCTGCATTTATCCAAGCAGCAGCTTCAGGCGGGTCGGTTGTTGCTACAGGTACTTTCCAGCTTAGCGAGCAAGTATTTACACTAGGTGTTCCATTCGACTTCTCTGCTGCCACCTTCAACGTAGATGGGGTAGCTTTAGGTAATAACGTACGACTGATTAATATTGTAGAGCCGGATACTCGAGTCATTACAGGCGTCCAGCTTGCACTGGCTAAAGGTCAGGCAGGTACTGTGGCTCTAGGCGGTTATGACGAATCTAGTGTCGCTATAGATACTACAGAACCCGCTTATCTACGTGCAGCATCCCCTGCATATACTTTGAATAAGGCTGATATTCTTGTCATCAATAAGAACGTGCATCGCCTTACCCCTGCATTCTTTGATATCAACTCCAGCGTAACTTTAACAGTACGCCCGCTGCGTCAGACTATTGTATGTAAGCTGCCTAAGTTTAATCTGCTTAATACGCCTTCAGCGCGTTATGGTGCGCTTGTTTACGTAGCACGTAACAACGTAGTGCTTCAAGGAGGTTATGTAGACTCTGAAGCTCGCAGTACAGCTGCTGGGCGTAATATTCTGGAGTCCTATATCCGTATTGAGAAGTGCGCGTTCCCGGTTGTACAGGACGTAGTAACTAAGATGTCACCGCTGGACAGCTCTTATCAAGTAGTAGCTGATCAGGTGCACGGTCTGGTTATGGAACGCTGCGTAGACCAAACAGGTTGGCGCTTGCAGGATGGTAACTTCTTCCGTAATACGGTTGTAAGGGACTGTGAAGGACGCGGGGTAGGCGGTCATGCTATGACTTATAACTTCACTGTAGAGAACTTCACAAACTGCTTTAACGGTGTGCATGTAACTGGTGCAGGCTTACTGCGCGTACAGGGTATGGTAAGTACAGATTGGGGTGGTAACCTTTCTGGCGGAGGTGTAGTTAAAATCCGAGAAGATTATGGTTCCAGTTGGGACGGTGATATTGAGGTTGAGGATTTAAGTATCACAGTTAACCCTACGGCAGGTTCAGCTACGGCTATCAGTATTATCGAGATGTGGGCTTCTTATACAGGTACGCAGGATTACACTCAGGACTCAATCCAGTGGGGACGCAGTGTTACTGTCCGGGATGTGCATGTACGTAACAACACAGCTAACCGTCTGACTCTTACTACGGTTGACTGGAAGACTTCCTTAGCTCAGAACATCACCCCTCCTAATACAGTTACTGTCGATAACATTACGCAGTCCGGCGTAGGTGAGATTCGTATACTTCCTTTAGGGTTCGGCCTGTTCGTAGACCCTAAGGTAGCAGCTGTTACTACAACTATGTATGTTTCCGGGATTGAGAACAAGCTCGGCACCGTAGACTTAGCTGTAAGTATTGCTGATGGTAGTAAGCCGAGTGTACGTAACAAAGTAGTACGTCGTATAGATAACTACCGTGGACTAGGGTTAACGCTCTCTGTACCTGCTGGTAACTATACTTACGTGAACAACAGTGTAGTTAACTTCATCAACGGAGCAGCTACTGACGCAGGTTCGCACTACTTCTATAACTGCCGTATGACCGGTACAGAGTTCAGTACTAATCAGGGCTTTAACCACTTCTACGGCTGTCACTTCGATACCAGTACCGCAGGGTTCAAGGTAGGTACTCGTGTAACCACGGGCTGCCATATAAACGCAGGGGCTACTATTACCGGCGGAGGTGGGGGTGTTACTACAGCTGCTAACCTCTGGAGCTACAAGAGCAGTGCCTATGCTTAAGCATGGATTGACTAGGGATTGATTAAGGTCCTATCAGGGTGCTCGTGTAAACAAGCACCTTGAATTTATTATACTCACGCGAGGCCCTCCCTCACCCAACCAACGCTCTCTTCCCCCCCATAGGGTAGTCCCTGTAGGATTTCTGGGGAGCATAGGGGGTGCGTAGGGCTCTCTCTGCGCTGTACAGGGCAAGCAATGCTTCTCTGCGCTCTTATTATGGGGCGCAGGAGGGGTGGGGCTTGCCTATTTTTGTTCGTCTGTAGGTTACTGTGAGAGTACAGGGTCAGACGTAGGCTTACCTCTTTTGCTATCTACGGCTATCTATAGGTTGACGCAGGGTTAGCGCTGTGGTAGATTCAGGGTGCTCTTTAACAATCAGGTGAGTCAACGGAATATGCAGCAATCCATGCAATCACTCTATATAGTATTAGTATGGAGAATAATTGAGGACACCTTTATGCAGGCTAGTGAACCGTTGCGTAAGCAGCGCAGAGTAGACGGTAAGAAGCAGAACTACATAGTATGCAGCTTAACAGGTACTGAGTTCGGAAGTATGCGAGAGTACAAGCAATACATCCAATGTAAGAGCTCTAGAAAGCCTGTACAGCGCTTTAATCTTGTAGAGCAGGTAGCGTATAGTTATATGCGTAATCGTAGTACAGAGGATAAGGCATACGCTGTAAGTATTATGCAAAGGGACCAGAACAAAGCGTACAGGCAAGTGCAAGAACGTAAGTACTGGGCTAAGCAAGCTATGGATACGGAGTTTAATGAAGAAGTCCACTATATAGCGTGGGATAACGGTAAGCAGGATTGGTACAATACTTCTAAACATGATTCTAATGCTGTTGAAGTTCCAGTAGTAACCTACTTAGTAGAAGACTACTTAGAGCGCTTATTAAGGCATTCAGAGCTTATTGTAAGTAATGGTGGGGCTTCTCTTAGTAGACTAGAAGTTAAAGCATTACTAAGCGCTTCTGACGCTGAGTCATATAGATGGTTTAATGCTGTACAGGATGCGCAAGCACTGTGTAGCGCTGAGGAGTTAGATGTTGTTGTACCTTTCTGACATAGTATATAACGTTAGTATGGATAAAAATTGAGGACACTATGTATTACCCAACAATTATTGAAGATATGAATAAAGCGATTAGTTCTTATAACATCAAGGTAAGCAATGAGGATAGAGACTTAGCGGTAGAGCTAGTAGCTTGGGATTGTGGGTGCGGAGCTAACCTTAGTATAGGTTTATGCGTTAAGGCATTGTATGAGATAGCAGGTACTAAAGCATTCCCTAGGGCAAAGGAAGTTGTAGAGGAATGTTACTGCGGGTACTGCGAATACTGTATCCCTAAAGAAGACTTCTTTGATAGGTTCTAAAATATTTAAAGATACTTGAAAATACTTGTTGACTTACCTGTTTTGTAGTGTATAGTACATCTCATAGCAAGACGTTAGCGGGAACGATAAACCCGCTGCCCTCCTGAAGAATCGGGGTAGATAAACAGGTTCTGAGCGTTACCTAGCGTCCTCGGGTTATACAGAGGGAATAGATGAGAAGCTAAGAGACAAGTGCTTCGCTAAGAGAATGTTCTTAGTTAAGCGTTGCATACCGCAGCGCAGAATTAAGAGGATTTAAGAATGACTATGAAATTGATTGGTAAAGGTGCATTCACTAAAGCGTATCTGCAAGATAACGGTAAAGTGCTGCTGAAGTCTGTAGACCCTATCAAAGAATGCATGGCTCTAGGATGGTTTCCTGAGCATCGGTTGTTCCCTACTGTAGAAATGATTGATACAGGTATGTACGAGATGCAGTACTATCCAAAGGTTACTAGCCTGAAGCAGAATCTTACCGCTGAGGATTGGGAGCTGTATAAAGAGTTGAGAGCGCTGTTTGATACTTATAAGGCCTCTGTTAACAAGTACGACGGTTATAGCAGTTGGTACAAGGTATTCTCCACTAGTGACTTGCCTGAAGAAATTAAAGAACTCTTGCTTGAGGCGCTGGATGCTTGTGCTAACGTAGGCTCTGATATCATGTTCGAGATATCTCCGCGTAACGTAGCTGTAGATAACGGCCGTTTGGTACTGCTGGACTGCTTCTACCAGACTTCAATTCTCCAGCAAGTACGCAATTCTAAATAAGAGGGTTCATTATGGAAGTAGCAACTATTTGTAGCTTGTTAGTATCAGGTTTGTTTGTACTTCACCTTTGGCTAGAGGCTGGTAAAGATGTTAAATTCAAACAAGAGCGTAATCATCAAGCATACTTGCAAGCGCTTCGGGACAGAGGTATTGAAGTGTATTGGCATAGCGACAAGTTCATGACGCATGAAGACTTCGTTAAAATCATTAAGGGGCTTTGATATGGGTAAAGTAATTTATATGCTGGTAATCCTTCCGCTGCTGCTGCTTCAGGTAGCAGTTCCGTTCCTAGTTATCTATGCCCTGATTAAACTGTTCAGCTAAGGGGTTTGTATGCACGTACTGTACAGCGCGCTACCGTGGCTCCTATGGGCCTTAGGCTTCGTTATTGTATATATGATTGCTTCAGCTGTTGACGATGCTAAAGAGGAAGATAAAGATGCTTGATATGATTATGTCCAAACAGAAAGAATGCGACTTCGAAGATTGCCGTCAGTATGAGGCCTTAGCGCTGCGTAACGCGCTCTCTAAGAAGATATGGGTACATACCTACTATACAGGCAAGTTCAATAGCGTAGAGCACGTTACATTGCATAATACAGAGGCTGAAGCTAAGGCTCAGTATGCTGTATTGGGCGGTACAATCAAATCTTACGTAGAATGCTAATTAGGAGATACAATATGAACGAACTTATGATGCTAGGTGAAGTGCAGGTGAATCGTGATAGTGCCGGTCGTTATTGCTTAAATGATTTACATAAGGCTAGCGGAGGTGCTGAACGCCACGGCCCGTCTAAATGGCTCCGCAATTCTCAGGTTATTGAGTTAATTGAAGAATTAGAAACTGGACAAATATGTCCAGTTAATAAAATAGAAGGAAGAGCAGGTGGAACATATGTATGTCGCGAGATGGTTATGCGTATGCTATGTGGATTAGCCCTAGTTTTAACCTTCGCGTAATTCGTGCCTTTGATAACATCCAGCAAGTAAAGCAGCAGACTCAAGGGGCAATAGATTTAGAGAACCCTGAAGTTCTTCAAGGGCTTCTTATGAAGTACGCAGAAGATAAGAAGCGGCTGACGCAGGAGAAAGCGCAGCTGGAGAATAAAGTAGTCGTACAGGATACTGTTATAGCTGTTCAAGAAGAACAGATTCACAGCCTACAGAACCTGTTTAATGAAGGGATGACTCCTTCGGCATTCGTTAAGCAGCTGAACGGCTGCAACGCTAACGCTGTATCATCTTACCTAGAAGAAATAGGCTGGATTTACTCTCGTGAGCGTAAAGGAGGTAAAGATTGGTTCGCTTATGCAAGCTCGCGTGACAAGTATCTGCGTCAATCAAGCTACTGCCCTAACCTAGCTTACCCTAACGTGCGTATTCATACGGTACAGTTAACTAAGCAAGGTGCTGTTAAACTCTATCAGATGTACCTAGACAATAAACTGCCTATGCGTAAGGTATGGGAGGGTAAATTCACTCACGACGTAATCTAAGGGGATTGATATGGAATACACTATTGAAGAACTGAAGCATGAGGTGCATTACTTGCTGGAAGAACTAGATTTTAGTACTAGTACTAGCGATGAAGTGTTTCTTGAGAACTCAGAGGTAGGTCTATTGAGAGCCTACATTGAATATCTCGAAAATAAATTAAAATAGTTGTTGACTCGTTAGAGAATCAGCGTATACTTCATCTCATCAAGACGTTACCGGATAACGATAAGCCGGCGCCCTTCTGAAGACTCTGGGTGGATAGCACGAGTCTGAGCGGTTCCTCCCGTCCACGGATAATTCAGTGGGTTCGAGATGAAAGTAGTTTTACAAAGCCTTCTGCGGAGGGCTTCAATAAAACCACTAAGGAGTTAAGCATGAACGCTAAAGCACAAGCACGTCGTTTCGGTATCTCTGTAGAAGACGCTAAGAAGTTAGAAGCTAAACGTCAGGAACTGGTAGAGCTTGCACAGAAGCCTGAGGGTACTGAAGCACGTAAGGCTATCAAGAAGCTCATGACGCATACTTATAAAGCACAGTCTATCCCTAGCAATGACTGGTCAGATAAAGTATCTCAGCGCAGCGCTAAGACTGCTGAATACCGCGAACGTGGTGAAGCAACATGCCGCCCTAGCAGCAAGACTTGTCAGCGCATTAACAGTTACTTCGCATCTAAATCCCGTACACCTAAAGGAGTTAAATAATGACACAGCATCAGAAAGCACAGCAGCTTGCTAAGAACTACCACACTTTTCTGATTAATAATGAATGCAACCCGCGTTTCGCATGGAACGCAGCAATGGCCCTTTTCAAACTGGAGATGCAGAAATGATTAACTTGAACCCTGAACTGATTGTAATGCGTAATGATGAAGTAACGATTGAGAAGCTAGCTCGTGAGTACGATGCGCAAGAGCAATTGATTGAATACTACAAAGGTAAAGCTGAGCGAGTAGGGCTTAGCTTCGAAAGCTATATTAAACGCTTTGGTATAAAGTTACGTTAAGGGGTGACTATGTTGCCAGTAAATGAAGTAATCGAGCAGTACTGGCGGATGCTTGAAAGTCAGGGCAGTCTAGGACGTAAGACATTACGGGACATTCCGGTAGAACTGCGTAAGCTCTGCCCTTTGAAGTGGTGCACCGATTACCAATACCGTGAAGGTATGCGCTTACTGGTAGGCTATTACAAATATGACGCTGAGAGGACCTCAGAGGTCCTACAGCGTATCGAGTTTGATATAGTGAGGAAGTTGCAGGAGCTTGGATATGAGGGTGCTAAGCAAGAGTTTAAGGCCGCCTGTATTAATTATTACGAATGGGAAACATCCTATAGGGGTATCTAATGAACTTCGTAGAGCATAACTTAAAGATTGAACCTATTAACTACAGCTTCAGCAGTATCTACCGCTTAGACCAAATGCACGGCCCTGATGATAATCCTTCAGTTAGTACAGTATTTGTAACTGATGATAACATTAAAGAACTGGTGGAAGCATGGCTGACGAACTCTGGTTACGAGCGGCAAAGAGACTGGCTGTTGGACAGACTGAACGCTTTAGATGCTGCGGTAGGACAGCAGCAGCAGTAATCAGGAACGAACCTGATAAATGGAGCTGTAGTTGCTTCCGCTGCAAAGGTTATCATGTAGAGCGCAAGCAGTATGCCCAATTAGCAGTACCTGAAGTGCTGGGGCGTGAGCTAGCCGCCCCTCAAGACTTAAAGCCCCTATCTGAACTTGATGTAGGGCTTCAGCAATTCTTATACGGATTCTTAATCAGCAAAGGCATCTGGCCTGATATGGCCGGTGACGTTTATTACTCAGAACAATACAAGAGGTTAGTATGGAAATTATCAACGGGCAGTTACATAGCGAGAGCATTGCACGAGTATCAGCAGCAGAAGTGGGTAATGCTGGGGAAGTCATTACAATGGGCTCAGCTTGGGAATACTGGAACGGTAGCACTATTGACGGAGGATTATCTTTCGGCTCTGAAGGTACAGCAGGTATCGGCGAAGTACTCTTCAGTGACTGTACAGGCAATAGCGTTACTTGGGACACGCTTGCCGCTTGGGCTTAAGGCCCAGCTTATTAAAGAAGGTACGCCTGTAGTATGTATGCTGGACGATGACCTAGCAGGTTGGAACGGCACGGCAGCAATTATAAAGCAACTTAAACCTTTTGTGCCTGTATATGACAGGCATTTGAATGTTGACCCTAAAGCTGCAACATGCAGCCAAATACTTGGAGCACTTGATGGACTTTAATTTACTGCGCGCTTTCTGTGAACGTAAGGTGATGGATAGACTGTACGAGCAGACTCCTAAATCTCTGCTAGCGCCTGATACAGTAGCGATGATTGGTTGGCTTCAACTGTATTTCGCAACTTATCCTGACTCTAATGAAGTTAACTTCGATGCTATGAATACGCTCTTGGATATGCGCGGAACGCATCTCCAGAAAGAGCAGATGGATATCATGAAGCATATGCTTAAGACTGTCCAGAACGTGCCGAATGAACTGGTAGCAGGTACAGTGAAATCACTGAACGAACTAGCTTACTCAGGCGAAATGGCTGCGCTGGTGAGTAAGTATCAGGCCGGTGAAGAGATTGACTTTGTACAGGAAGCTAAGGCGCTTGAGCGTAAGTACTCTGGCGTAGCAGCTGCTAACGATTCATTACTTAAATGGGAAGACGGGGGTGTAGATGATATTCTCGCGGCGACTGATGAAAGTGGCGGGCTTAAGCTCTCTGTTTTTGGTGAGCTGTCTAGGAATATACGAGGCTTGCGCGGTGGCGATTGTGTCGCTGTCGCAGCTCCTGTTGACGCTGGGAAGACTTCTCTGCTGGCCGCTACAGTTGTTAGCCTAGCTGAGCAGATGCATGAGCAGAAGGAAGTAT